AGAAAGATAGCAAGAGAGAACGCTAAAAATAAAATATGGTCGTTAGAAGGTTATCTTTTACGCCAATCTTTGCACGATAAATAATTAAGAGCGCGGGACGTTCTGGTGGAGCCCCCTTAATTGGGGGCTTTGCTTTTTATTATTGACAAGAAACCTAACCGAGCGTATTCTTAAGGTAATCAGACACCTCGCTCTCGCGACCCTGAGTTTTTATAGCCAATACACACGGCCCTAATAAAGACTAGCAGCCCTCTTCGGAGACACCCTGTAAACGCTTATTTTAGACACCCCAAAGTGAAAATGGATTTTTATGTAGATAATAACGTTGTGTTATTTTCGCATTAATTAACATATCACCTATGGAGGATTAAGATATGGCACAGACACTAACAGGGACACGCGATGCCCAGATGACCACCTACCGCGATGAATACATCGCAGGGTTTGAACGAGGCGGTAGCCTACTTCGCAAAACAGTGACAACAGAACATCAAAAAGAAGGTAATGCAGTTGTATTCCTTGTGGCTGATACTGGTGACGCTACTGCAATCACACGTGGCTCAGATGGTTTATATCCAGCTCGTGTTAACAACAACAACCAAACTACTCTTACATTAGTAGATAAAACCGACTTGCCTCGCATGAACGGCTTTGACATCTTTTCTAGCCAAGGCCCACAACGTGAAATTATGTATAAAGGTTCTCAGAAAGTTCTTGCTCGTACTATTGACGATCAAATCCTAAGTGCCCTTGATACTGGTACGCTTGGTAATTCTGCTACAGCCAGCACAGATGCCTTTGGTATGCTGATGCACGGTATTGCTGCTCTTGGCGTTAATGACGCTATGAACGGCGGCGATGTAACATTGGTTTGTTCACCATCTTTCTACGTTAATCTTCTTAAAGTTAAAGAATTTTCTAGCGCAGATTATGTAACAGATAAACGCCTTGTAAACGGCGTAGTAACTGAAACTCAGTTCTATCGTTATATGGGTGTTAATATTGTTACTCACACTGGAGTTTCTGGCGTTAATACAGCGGCTGAAAAATGCTTCATGTACCACAGAGAGTCAACAGGTCACGCTATTGATAAAGACCAGTTCAACCCTATGTTCGGTTATAATGATGAGCAAAATTACTCTTGGGTAAGATGCACAGCATACACTGGCGCGGCTAAATTGCAGAACACTGGTATTATCCAGTTATTGCATGATGGCTCTGGCTACAACACAACAGCAGTTTAAAGGAGACTAAAATTATGGCTTACGTTGATACAAACCCACCTGTTATGGTTACTCAAGGAATTGGAAATCAGGTTCTTGCCACTTGGCATTACACTGACGATGATCCTTTGACTGACGTTGACGCTGATGGATACTTTACTAACGGAGATGCTCTTGGCATGAAAGTTGGAGATGAAGTTATTCATCACGATCTTTCTGCTGGAACCATCACAAGTTACCGCGTTGAGGCTGTTACAGCCGGCGGCGCTGCCAATCTTGGCGACGGTACGGTTACTGGCTCTACAACAGATTCAGACTAACAAACTAACAAGGACCTCACAGTTCTTCTCAGGGAGCCCTCAGTTTACGCTGGGGGCTTTTTGAACTTGTGAATATGCGCTATAAAATGTATCATTGATTAAACAACTACCTGGAGAAGAATATGACTAACGCTAAAAAGAAAGACGATGTGGTTTATCCGTCAATTAAAAGAGCTGAATTTCAGCGAGCAACTGTATCTGGCGCACAATGGATTGCTATTGTGCCTAAAGACCACGAATTAAAAGATTTGTTGATGCCTGAATATTGGGCGCATGTCGCGGATTCAACATTCATGGGTCCTTACAATGAAATTACGTGTATGTGGGAAGACCGCATGGAAATAGCGAAACTCTACGTAAGGGATTACACTGATGTTTCCGCCGCTGTAGAGGTGATGTTTCACGCGAATTATAGAAATAAAGAAGTTACCCAGCTAGATCGCGCTGAAAGATATAACGTTACTTGGGGTGACCCGTCACGTAAGCACGTTGTAACTGACGTTAAAACTGGCATGGTTGTAAAAGAAGGCATCCAATCCCGTAATGATGCCGATAAGTTTGTGGATGATTTAATCGGTAAATAAAGGTGAGTTAATATGGCTACTAAACTAGATTTATATAATAACGCTCTTATCATTCTTGGTGAGAGAACTTTAGGTTCTCTGACGGAAAATAGAAAACCAAGACGGTTATTAGATCAAGTTTGGGATAGTAACAATGGTTTTGTCCATCGGATGTTAGAATTGTCCGATTGGAACCATGCTATTAACACCATTGAATCAACTAACGATCCGTCTGTAGACCCTGATTTTGGCAGGGTCTATGGGCACCAAAAACCTACAGATTGGGTAAGAACTATTCAGGTATCGCTCGATGATTACTTCAATATGCCATATTTATCTTTCGTTGATGAGAATGGATTTTGGTGGACGGACGCTGATGTTTTATATGTCAGGTACACTTCTAGCGATTCATTATATGGCGGTGATATGTCGTTATGGCCTGAGAGTTTAGCTAATTACGCTGAACACGAACTTGCTAGACGGATTAATAAAAGCATAACACAGAGTAATATCAGCCAAGCTGAACTTGAAAAAGCAACACTATCGGCACGTAATAAGGCCGCATCTATCGACGCTCAGAACGAACCTACTAAATTCCCTCCTTTAGGAACGTGGTCACGCTCTCGTGGCGGCAATTCACAAAGGCATCAGCCAAGAATATCACGTGTATAAGGAAGACCTATGCCTAAGCAGAATACAGCCGTCCTTAATTTCAATAGGGGATTAATCTCAGATTTAGGGTTAGCCCGTCAAGATATCGAGAGAATATCTCTATCAGGTGTGAGACAAAATAATATGATACCAAGGGTGTTAGGCCCTTGTATGTTACGCGCTGGGACTGAATATATCGACGGGACGCTATCGAATAGTCAATCTTTCCATATCCCTTTTATATTTTCAAAAACTGACACCGCAATTTTAGAAGTTACCAATACGGCCATACGTGTGCGCGTAAGTGAGGCTATTATAACCCGACCTTCTGTTGCTTCAGCGATAACCAACGATAGTTTTGCTTCTGATGTTACGGGCTGGACTGACGCCGATGAGGGCGGCGCTACGAGTGCATGGTTAACTGGCGGGTATTTATCACTTGTGGGTACAGATTTTGTATCTGCGATAAGAACGCAAGAAATTACTGTTGCGGGTGGGGATCAGAGTGTAGAGCATGGAGTTAACGTCACGGTTGAGCGCGGCTCCGTAACACTCAAAATAGGTTCCACAGATCAGGACGACGATTATGTTACGAAAGCCGTTTTAACTAAAGGCGAGCACTATTTTGGGTTTACGCCTACTGGTAATTTCCATGTTACGTTGTCAAGTAAAACAAAATACGCTTCGTTGGTCGCTTCTTGTGAGGTGGCGTCCGCAGGTGCGCTTACGATGGTTCCTGAATGGCTCACTGCTGATTTAACTAAGATACGGTTTGACCAGTCTGCTGATATTATTTACGTGGATTGTGCCGGTTATAAATCAAAGAAAATACTTAGATGGGGAACTCGTTCATGGGGCTTGGTTGATTACCTGCCTGCTGATGGGCCGTTTGAAGGAATAAATATAGATACGACGACTATTGCGGCTGACGGGCTTACAGGTGATGTAACGCTTACTGCCACGGATGATATATTCAAATCTACGAATGTAGGCGGTTTGTATAAAATGGCCTCTATTGGTCAGAAAATTGAGGCGACTATTACTGGCGCTAATCAGTGGAGTGGTAGCATAAGGGTCACAGGTGTAGGCGCGGCTCAAAGACGTTTTGCTTACGCTGTGACGGGCACATGGGCTGGCACAGTAACCTTGCAAAGGTCGATTGCTGAAGAAGGTTCTTGGATCGATGTTACTACGACAACTGGTAATGTCGATACGACACATTCTGACGGGTTAGATAATCAGATTGTTTATTACAGAATAGGTATTGAAACCGCTGAATATACGTCTGGAACCGCTGAGGTCAGCATGAATTATACATCAGGAAGTATTTCTGGGATTGTGCGTGTTCACACCTATACGAACGCAACAACCGTTATAGGTCATGTTTTAAAACCCCTTGGCTCTACTGATGCCACGCCAGATTGGTTTGAGGGCTCGTGGTCTGATAAAAGGGGGCATCCTACAGCCAACGCGCTTCATGAGGGACGTTTAGGCAAGGGTGGGCAATCTAAGGTTTGGATGAGCGTTTCTGACACTTATGAAAGTTTTGATGATACGATAGACGGAGATTCTAGGTCGTTTGATAAGGCAATTCCGTCAGGCCCCGCTAATGTGGTTAATTTCTTATTAAGCCTTAATACACTTATGGTTGGAACAGAATCCTCTGAATGGTTCTTGAGGTCGTCTGCAGATAAGGTTCCTTTAACGCCTGAAAATTCAAATATGAAAGATCCGTCTAATCAGGGATCTTCTCAGGTGCAAGCTGTTAAAATAGATGGCAATGGCGTTTTTGTTCAAAGCTCAAATGCGCGTATTTTTCAATCTGCTTATGAGCTTAATAAAGATGATATGGACGCGGTGGATTTATCCAAGCTTGCGCCTGAATTTTTCGAGTCTGGTATTGAGCGTATAGTAGTCCAAAGACAACCCGACACACGCGCCCACGTTATATTGTCTGATGGTACGGTAATGGTTCTTATTCTCGATGAACTAGAGGATATAAAATCATGGTTTTCAGTCGATACTGACGGAACTATCGAAGACGCTGTTGTTATGCCAGGCGATGTTGAAGACAAGGTTTATTACTGTGTTAAAAGAACGATTAACGGTGCTACAATAAGAAATCTTGAAAGATGGGCGCTTGAGAGCGAATGTCAGGGCGGATTATTAAGCAAGAATATAGATTCTCACGTTGTTTATGACAGCACTTCCACAACGACGATTACAGGTCTGGCTCACTTAGAAGCTGAAACTGTAGTGATTTGGGCTGATGGTATTGATGTCGGAACGAAGGTTGTGGCGTCAGGCCAGATAACGCTCGATACAGCGGCGTCTAAAGTTGTTGTGGGGATGTCTTACAAAGGGCAGTGGAAATCTACTAAGCTGAACGTACAAGCGAAAAGCGGTACATCGTTATTGCAGATGAAAAATGTTTTCTCTATTGGTTTCGTTCTTAAGAACACACATTATCAGGGGGTAAAATACGGGTATGATTTCGATAATCTGGATGACTTACCTTTAGTCGAACAAGGCGCGACCACTGCTGATAACACTATCCACGCACAGCTTGATACTGAGATGATGGAATTTGACGGGAATTACGATACTGACTCAAGGGTTTGTTTAGAGGCGGAATCTCCTCGTCCTTGCACTATATTGGCGACTGTTGTTGGTATAGAAATGGGAGAAAAACACTATCAAGATACGGCTCAAGGTAGGGGAGAAGAATGACCTTAATAAAAGGTACAGATGTTGTTTGCACACCGATTACGTTAGAGGATTATAAAGAGTTTCATAAAGGCGAAAAAATTGTTTCTATTAAGGGTTATTCGATGAGAATTAAAGATGAGTTGATAGCTGTTGCGGGCGTTCGATTATTAGATGGTATGTATCTTGCCTTTTCTGAATTAAAAGAAGGTGTTATAGTTAGCGATATGACAATGTGGCGTTGCACTAAGTATGTTATGGGTAAGCTCGATGGGTTTAAGTTTCCTTTGTATGCCATACCAGATTGCAATATAGATGGCGCGATGGCGTTTTTGGAAAGGCTTGGTTTTAAGCCCTTTGATGGTATTTATAGGAGGATTAAATAATGGCGGCTTTACCGTTTATCGCAGCAGGCTTACAATTTATGGGTCAAATGCAACAGGCTAGTGCTATTAAGCAGGCTGGTAAGGACGAGCAGGCGCGAGCCCAATACGTCGCCAATCAGAACAGAGTAAACGCAGGGCAGGCTGAAGCCGCTTCACAACGGGGCGCTATTGAGGTTGCTAGAAAACAGCGATTAGCAGAATCGTCAGCAACGAATATCTCGGCGGCTCGCGGCGGCACACTGGATAATACCTTTGAGGGCATTATGTCAGGTATCGCGGCTGAGGGTACGTTTAGAAAAGAAGGTGCGTTATTTGAAGGTAGCGACCAAGCTAGAACTTTAAGAAATACAGCTGCCCTTGGTGAGTTTGATGGGAACAATGCGGCGGCGGCGGCGAAGCAGAAAGCAAGCTCGACCAAATTTGCGGCGTTAACTAATTTCGCTGGAAGTGTTGGTGGTTCATTTGCAGATAAATATACACCTAAATCATCTGTCGTTAATTGGAATGATGGGTCTTACACAGCCTTAAAGGGTAACTCTACTAAAATGCGGGGTTATTAATGGTTGATTTACCCTCAAGAGAATCTGTTTTTGGAGCGAGAGCCGCACCGAAGCCAAATCTATCTACACAGAATTATAAGGCTGGGCAGATTGCGGATGCTAATTTTGATTCAGGAACGGCGCTTGTAAATGCAGGTTCTGGTGTTGGGCAGTTGGGTGTGCAATTGGAGAAGGCGCAATTTAAACGTGCTAGCACTGATTACACTGCTAAAATGTCGCAGTTTCGGATTGATAATATGATGCGGAAAGAGGAGATGAAAACTGAAGAATTTGGTGATATGACGGCAGCAGAAGCTCACTTGCTCGATGTTAGGACTCGCGCATCTCAGTTAGATATCAACCCGTTAATGAAAGAGCAATTTGAAGCTGATTTTGGCAGGATGCAAGAGGGTTTTGCTCAAGCTGGAATAGCTGAGGATGTTGCTCGCGAAAGAATTATAGAAGATGCAGATTGGGAAACTTCAACGAATAATTGGATGCAGATTACTGCTGGTGATGAAAGAACTGTTCCAGAAGCTATCAAGGAAATGTCACGTCTTGTGGACGCTAGAAAATTAAGACCTGAACAAAAGACGCTAGAAAAAGCCAATTTGAAGAAAGTAATAAAACTAAACGCCCTTCAAGGGCAAATGGACGATCCTGACAGGATGGCTGACGCTGCGGCTACAATTGAACGGTGGAAAAGAAATGAGCCAAATACAGTTGATGATAAGCCTGATCTTTCTATAGATGAGCTGAATAAATTAGGTGAAATGGTTGACGCCAAGATGTTTAATGTTGGTGAAAGACGGGCGCAAGAGGAAGTTTTAACCTTGATGTCCGATACAAACTCTTTATTCATGCGTTCTGCTTCTGAGGTGGTGCCGCTATCTGAGCTGACGGCGGAATATGAGCGCCTCGGTGTTTCAAAGCCAGCCCAAGCGGTAATTAACAAAATGAACGGTTACTCTAAAGATAGTGAAAAGTTATCTGATATTGAAAAGACAGATTTTAGACTTGGTGTTTACCGTGATATAGCGTCATTGCAAGCCACAGGAGAAGTCACTCCAGAAGATATTAGGGTACTAAACGAAAAGATATATCGAGGTATTAACAATGATGTTTACACGCCTGAGCAGGGTATAGCTAAAATGGAAGAAATATCTAGCCCCGCCATTGAAGGTATGAAGAAAAACTTAGAAAAGTACACGACAGACAGCCCTTTCAATTGGAATGATGAGGCGGGTTTTAGGGCAGTTAGAAAAACTTTTAAGCGTGATTTTGAAATAGATGAAGATGATACAACTATGTCAAAAGCTGAAACGTTAAAAACAAACAATATTAATGAGTTACGTTTATATGAGACTTACAACGAGGCTATGGTTGATTTAATGCCAGAAGGTACGACTTTAGATAAATTTAATACTTTAGATAAAGAACAAAGAACACAGATTATTGCAGAAGCTGAAATGATAACTCTTAGAGATTTTGCCGAGCAAACTACTGATTATTCACCAACTGGTAACGAAACTAAACAAGAAATGAAGAACGCTATCCAAAGCGGTATAGATAAGAAAAATAGAGATGCCGCTCAAAATATAGTTGATTCAGTGCAAAACCCACAGAGTTTTTCTAGCGAGGCGGATATGGACGCCGCTGGATTGGAGGATGGAACGCCTGTTATTGTTAACGGCCAGCGCGGTAAATATTATAAGCCATCGGCTGACGCTCTTGGTGGCGGTTCTGGTGCTGATAACCTATCTGGTGGCGCAGGCCAAGATATAATCCAATCTGGTCATGGACCTATTTTAGATCTTATCGGTGCGGCTGAATCAAAGGGTAATTATAATATTATGTATGATGGTTCTGCCACAGGTAAAGAAATTGACCTTACGGGCATGACTGTCGGAGAGGTTTTGGAGATGCAAAAAGATATGCGTAGCGACGGAGCTAAATCTACTGCGGCTGGTAAGTACCAGATTATATATAAAACGCTTAACGAATTAGTTGAGAAGAATGATGTAAATAAGGACGCTATGTACGATGAGAATATGCAAGATAATCTTGCAAATATCTTATTAGAAAAACGTAAACGTCGAGCGACCAAAAACGGAAAGCTGAATAAGAAAAAATTTGCTGAAGAGTTGGCTAAAGAATGGGCTTCTTTACCTGTCGGCACTTCTGGGCGCGGTTATTATGATAAGGACGGTTTGAATAAGGCGCATGTGCCGTTTTCATCTGTAAATAAAGCCCTAGCGAGTTTATAATGCCATTTGTAGCAGAACCACAAATAGAGGAAATAGAGGAGCCACAAGCACCTCAGTTGACGCAGCGTTCTCCAGCTTCTCCTAGGGGGAGTTTTGTGCCTGATACCGATCAGGGGTTGCAACCTATAGAGGATATCCCAAATGGTCAGTCTATTCTTCAGCAAAATAACGCCTGGGTAGAAAATTTAGTTACGCCCCAAATGCTTGATGAATGGAAAGACCAAGGGCCAGTCGGTTTTTTTGAAGCTTATGAACGTTTAAATAAATGGGAGATGGTGCCTGTTCTTAACGGTATTACTTTAATTGATGATATTGCTGTCGTTAAATCCTTCAACAAGTTCAAAGGAGGAAAGGCGCTCACCACCAAAGAAAAAGAAAATATGCAGGGCTTTATTCTGGATATGGCTGAGGTTCAAACTCGCGGATATAAAATTCGAGGTACAATTGTTGATGGCGCGTTGCGTATGCCTGCCTATATAGGTGAGATGGCTATAGCTGGCGGGATAACAACAGCCACATTAGGTAGTGGCGCCGCTCCTGCGATTGGCGCTATGGTTGTTAAAAAGACTATCAAACAGGGGCTTAAAAAGAGCGCGAAACAATTAGCTAAGATTGCCTTAAAAAAAGGATCGCAAGCCGCTACTGTGGCAGGTGTAGCTACAGCTACAACAATGGCTCCTCGTGTTGCTAAAAAAGCATACAACGATCACCTAAATGACAGCATAGGCATTACTGATAAAGGTAAGATTTTCGTACAAAATGCTGAACGTGCCCCTGCTGAATATGCCTTGCGAGCCGCAGCCAGTGTATTTGTGGAAAATTTCGCAGAACTCGCCGGCGGTGAGGCGTTAAAACCGCTTGTTGGTAAAGGTGGAAAGTTAGCTTCAAAAGTATTGCCTGATAAATTCGTAACCGGCTTTCAAAAATTACTTAAAGAAACAGAAGGCGGTGCTGTTCGTAAAACCATAAGGCAGGGTGGGTTTACTGGTATCTTAGAGGAAATTGGCGAAGAAAGAATTACTGACTTATTAATAACCTCGTTTGATTTAGACCCAGATCGCGGATATTCAACTGAGGAATTTATTAGTGCGATGTTCCCAGATAGCGACGACTTCTGGGCTGAAGCTGGGGTTATTGCAATTGTTGGCGGCACAAGCCGCGCTGCTTCAGGTTTGGCAGGAAAGTTAAAAAAACGTGGTGTCAGTGATAAGGAAATTAAAACTGTTTTAGATAATACAAGCCAGCTTGAAATAGAGGGCAGATTAGCACAGTTTACTGAGCAGGATGCCAGTACACCCGAAGCTCAAGCGCAGGATATCGAAAATTCTATAGAGCAGTTAGAAAGTACAGACACCACTGATTTTACTGAGGAACAGGTTGATAATCTTGATAATGAGATTAATCAGAAATATGACGATCTGGCGTTTTTAGATAACGCACAGCAGGAGCGCCTTGCTGAAATACAGGCGCAAGAAGGTAAGGGGGCTATTTCTATTCCTCGAAGCCCACAGACGCTATCTCAAGCCATTAAAGATGCTGGCGGTATTGGTACGGTATTTTTAGATGATAACGTTGACACACAAACAATTGACGCTCTTGGCGGCGTAGCTGAAGGTAAAGGAACGAAAGAAACTCTAAAATCTGAAGTTTTAAAACTTACAAAGAAAAACACGCCACAACTTAGCGGTGTTGCCAATAGAAATGGTAAATTGACCCTTGAGCAAGCGTTAGAGGTTGCGGTTACTGAAGGATTTATACCAGAAGGCGACGCCAACAGCCCAACGCAAGCCGATATCAATACATTAATCGACCTTCTTAATTCTGAGGCCGATGGTAATTTGGTTGTCCGCGACGTTGATATTGATGCCGCGTTAGATATTAAGGCGAGAGAGCAATATAATGAGGATGTGGCACAACGAAATACTGAGGTTGCCGCTGCGTCGAAAGCAGTTAAATCGTTCTCTTCTGCGTTTAAGCAGGGCATTGCCGCCGCCAGAAAAGATATTAAGGCTGGTCAGAAGCTTATATTAAAAACCATAAAAAATAGCTCGCTATCCGCAGCTAATAAAAAAGAGCTTAGGTCGAAAATGGCGAACCGAATTACTGACGCCAACAGTAAAGCTACAGTTATTAAAAATCTTAAGGAAGTCGAAAAGATTGCTTTGGATTTAATAAATAAAGAAGCCCGAATGAAAATGAAGGCTTTGTTCGATAAGGAAATAAAAGCTAAGGCGATTAAACCTAAGATTCAGAGCAACAAAAAAGTTGGTAAGTTTAATGCTGAAATTCAAGTTCGTTTAGAAGCTATTAAAGCCGCGTATGCTATGAGTGCGGACGATGCAGCTATTCAGATTTTTGAGAATTTAGACCCTAAAAAAGAACAGGACTTTTTAATCAATCAGGTGTTGATGCTTAAAGTTAATGGGGCTAAAGCAACGGCCTCTGAATTTGCTGAAGTGCTGGCTGAGATTAAGGCGATTAAAACTTTAGGTGTGGCTCTTGCTGAGGTTAGAAAAAACAGATTAAACGCTCCTGCTGCTGAGATATCTAACGGTATTGAATCTTACCTTGATAAGATAGTGCCCGACGCGGAAACTCGTAAAAATACAGGGCTTAAGGCCGCAGGTAGAAACTTACGTCAGAAGAGTCGTTCACTCGTATCTTTGATTGCGGGTAGTTGGAACGAGCTTATAGATCGTGTTGCTCCTAAGGATATAATGAACCAGTTACGTATTGGTAAAGAAATCGCTAAGGAAAAGCGCGTGAATAGAGTTATGCAGGAAAAACTGATGATTGCTGCAGATGAAGCTTACGGAATTGATGGCAGCAAACGAAAGCTGATGAGTGCTTTACGAGAAGGTGATGAGGTCAAATACTCAGAATCTGTAAAACACGCGGACGGTAAGGAGCGCCGCGTAGAGTTTTCACGTTCCCAAGCTCGTAAATTATGGATGGCTGTTCAAAACCCAAAAATTAAAGAGCGTGTTATGTCTGAAAAAGGCAACGCCTACACTGAAAAGATACTTAATGACGTATTTAATATTTTAACTGATGCTGATTACAAGTTTGCTCGTTCCCAGTTAAAAATATATGAAGGTTTCTACTCTGAAATTAACGATGTTTATTCAAATGTGTTTGGTATCAATCTCGATAAGGTTGATTTTTATAGTCCGATACAGGCTTTGCATGAGGCCGACGAAACGAATCCTGACGCATTTTTAAGACAAGAGGCACAGAATAGGGCTCTTGCTTCAGGTTCCGCTATTCATCTACGGATAGAAAACGCAACTTCTGGTATTCAGATGAAATCAGATATCGAGGTTTTTGCTCTTCACGTTACTGAGATGGCTAGGTTTATTGCCTTCAGAGAAAAAACCATGCTGCTTGATAAGGTGTTTCGCAATCCTAAGTTACGTAATAAAATCGAGCTGGTTATGGGTAAGAGCATGTTCAAGGAAATTGAAGGCACGATGGACGTTATAGCTGGGATGCACCAAGCAGAATCTAATACATTTCTTTCTACTGTGAATTACTTGAATAGAAACTTCGCCACATCTGTTCTTGGGTTAAAAGCTAAGATTGGATTATCTCAGTTATCTTCCATACCAGCGTATGCAGAAACAGTTCCTATAAAAGATTTTACTGCGGGTATGGCTGATTTTTTTATGAATATGCCTGAGGCAATTTCTATTTTATCTAAATCAGAATTAATGCAAGACCGTGGCGCCGACCAGAACGTTGATATAGCGAGAATGGGTAAAACTTTTGATGCTAAGTTTCTAAAGAACCTACAAGATAAAAAAGCTAACTTAATAGATATGACGCTTGTTTTTACAAAAATGGGTGACAGGGCTGCTATTTATTCAGGTGGTTGGGCTGTTTATAAATATAATTTAGAAAAAACAGGTAGCCATGAAAAGGCTATGGAGGCGTTTGAGCAGGCCACAGCCGAAACACAGCAATCAAAAGACATTGACCAATTATCTTGGTTCCAAAGAGAAAACGCATTAACCCGTGGTTTGGTTATGTTTATGACGGCGCCTATGGCTCAATTTCGTGGTGAGTTGCGTGTTGTGCGTAGATTTCGCAAAGGTGAGGCTACAAAGGCTGAATTAGCTAAGGGTTTAATTATTTATCACGTACTTATACCGCAGTTATACACAGCTCTGGCAGGCGGTATTATCGCTGGTGAGGTCGATGAGGAAGATCAGTTGAGATCTTTAGTTCTTGGTTCGTTATCAGGGGTGCCATTGCTCGGACAGGCGATTAATGAGGCGTTTAGATCGGCGCAAGGTAAAAGATCTATGCCGCAGGAGGTTATTAAAGCGATACCTGAAATGACAGATGCGTTAGAGGATACGTTTAGTTTACTCGAGTCTGGCGCTGATGGTGATTTAGAGGATGCGTTAGAGGCTTTGGTTGATATCAGCGACGCCGTAGCAAGAATACAGGGATTGCCCGTAGGCGGCGCAGCTAAAATCGTTGAAGGTGTTGAGGATATTATTGACGGAGATACTAAAGAAGGCGCACTAAAGGCCGCAGGTTTCCCGAAAAGCGTAACTAATTAGGTTTTAAATTATGAGTACAACACGTAGCGGCAGAACGGATAGTGTAATTGCTAGTTTAGCGATTAAAACTCCCTGCGTTAACCGCACGACGGCGAATATTGTTCTTAGTGGTTTGCAGACATTAGATGGGATTACAAATGTTGAGAAAGACCGTGTGCTGGTCGGAAACCAAACCGACGCCACGGAAAACGGTATCTGGATTGCGTCTTCAACTACATGGGTACGATCAAAGGATATCAACGGAAACCGTGATTTGGTTGATGGTACGATGGTGTGGGTGTTGTCAGGCTCAACGCATGGCAGGACATGGTGGGAATTAACCGGTAATCAAGCCCCTATAGTAATCGGAGATACTGAGATTACGGCTACAGCTCCTCCTCTAGGCGGTGGCAGTGGTTCTGTAGATAGCGTTAATACTAAAACAGGAACAGTTGTTATTGATCCTGATGATTTAGATGATAGCTCTACCACCAATAAATTCGTAAACGCAGCTCAAATAACAATTTTAGGTAATACTTCTGGAACTAATACAGGCGACCAAACAATACCAGTTACAGGTGTTGATTTTGACCCAGTAGGTACAGATAATTCAGACAATAACGCGGTCAACACAACTTATGCGAGTGATTACAGAGCCGCTAATTTTGTTTCTGGTACTGATTACGAACCAGCCAAGGGCGCTGACGATAATTTTGTAACAGATGCTGAAAAAATTGTAGTTGGTAATACTAGCGGTACTAACACAGGTGACCAAACGATTCCAGTTTCGACGGTTGATTTTGACCCCGTTGGGACTGATAACTCAGATGATAACGCGGCGAACACCCTCTATAGTGGTTTAGTTACTAATGCTACCCATACAGGGGATGTAACAGGTTCGACTGCTTTAACTATAGCTGCTGGGGCAGTAGATATCGCTATGTTGAGTGCTACGGGTACTGCTGATGGCACTACGTTCTTAAGAGGGGATAATACTTGGGCAGCTCCTGCTGGAGGTTCTAGTTTAACAACTGCTCCTGCGGCATTCCAAGCTACAGGTTCTACGAATATTACAAGTACAGTAGCTACAGTTGAATTGACTACAGAGGTATTTGACCCTGATACTAACTACGCTATTTCATCCAGTGAGATTACTTGCACATTAGCTGGTTATTATCATGTGTCTGTGAATATCCCTGTTAATGATGATGGCTCAACAGGCGGCGCACGTTGTAGAGTCTTTGCTTATTTAGAGCAAGATGCTTCAACTAGCACTTGGACAACTGTAGAGAACTGTAGGGGTCAAGATTACGCTAGGGAGACATCTGATGGAGAAGGGGTGAATTTCTCTGGTATAGTGCTGTTAGTGGCTAATGAAGTCATTAGAGTACGGATAGACCAAAGCGGTACTACTGATGTTTCAACAGAAAGCGCAGAAGCTTCTTTGAACATTCATAGAGTTAGAGCAGCATAGAAATCAGTACACAATAGACGTAAAAAAAGGTATATTAAATTATGAGTACAACTAGAAGCAGTAGAACGGATAGCGTTATCGCCAGTTTAGCGATTAAAACCCCGTGTGTTCACCGCACCACAGCGAATATCACGCTGTCTGGACTGCAGACACTCGACGGAATACTGAATGTGGTTGATGACCGTGTTCTGGTTATGAATCAAACAGATACGTCAGAAAACGGTATTTATCTGGCACAAGAGCTTGGGTGGATAAGGTCTAAGGACTTGAATGGTAATCGTGATTTGGTAGACGGCACTATTGTCCGTGTACTTACTGGGACGTTATACGAGAAAACATGGTGGGAATTTGCGGGTAGCGCGGACCCTATCGTAATTGGCACCTCACTTATTACATTAACAGCCGCAAGCTTAACCGTAGATAACCTAGATTACTCATTCACAGGATTAACTACTGGCGATTTCATGAAATACGTCGGCGCTAACTGGATAAATAGAACGGCGACAGAGGTGCTAACTGATCTCGGTTTAGTTATTGGAACCGACGTTCAGGCTCAAGATGCTGAACTTTCGGCTCTTGCTGGTCTAACGAGTGCGGCTAATAAAATACCTCGATTCACTGGCTCTGGTACTGCTGGATTGTTGGATTTTCTTGATGAAGATGCTTTCGGGTCAGATAGTGCTACAGCGGTTTCTTCACAGCAGGCTATTAAAGCCTATGTCGCCACACAGATAGCAGCGGCTACGCCTTTCGGGGTTGTAAAACGCGCATCGTTCAACGGAACGACTGTTGACGGCGTGGCTGACTTAACGGGTGTTATTGATAGTTATGGAATCGCAAGCGTGGTTGATAATGGTACTGGGGATTACACGATAAACTTTACAACCGCTTTTGCTAATGCTGGTTATTCTGTAGCGGTATTAGGCCAGCGCGTCGGTGCGGCGAACGGTACAGATTTCCACGTTAAACAAGGAACATTGCCTTTGGTTGGCAGCGTTACAGTGACAGCAGCCAACGCTTCAGGTTTAAACTTTGACCCTGCGTATATGTCTGTAATTTGCATAGGAGTTTCCGCATGATTAATCTGCTTCTTATCCCGTACATGGCTATAACGGCTCGACAGTCGGGTGGCGGGTTTGGCGCGAATAAATTACCTGAATGGTTAACGTGGCTACCAGAGGTGTTTTTTGCCCTTGGTATCGCATACGCATTTAGTTTTTACGCTGGGTGGTGGGCTTTATTGGCGGTCCCTTGGTCGTATGGCTGGATGCAGTCTGCAACATGGATTATTCTACCGTGGCACAAAAAGGGCGTTCGCGCCCCTGATAGAACAGCGACATTAAAGCCTGTATCGGATTGGATAGCGAAAAGATTAGGTGTAGAATTTGATAGCACTGGTTACGCGGTAATATATTCTGCGATTAAAGGCTTCTTAATAACGTTGCCTATTGGCGGTTTCGGAGCTATATATTGGCCGTTATCATATGAAATTGGTGTCAGACACTTAGATAATACGGAGCCTGCGGAAACACTAACAGGGTTTTTCACAGGTATAAACGCTGTTATATTCCTGTTGGTATTTTCACATGCTTTATGGTAGAGTTTATTAAGAAAAGGATTTAAAACATGGCAATTATAGCCCCAAACATTACTTTAATGGGTTCCAAAACTATTACGATGGAGTGGACACCGTTAACTACATCAGATAGCGGTGGCGCTTGGGATTGTTCCCACAAGCCAGATAAAACGCTGCAGGTTTTCGGTACGTTCGGAACAGGCGGTTCTGTTACGATTTACGGCTCTAACAGCGGTGATGACGTTGGTATCGAGCCTTCAGCTGGTAGCTCAACGTGGATTCCTTTGAAAGACAACCAAGATAATGATATAGTGAAAACCGCTGAAGGTGGTGATATTGTTATCGAAAATTACAAATATATAGCTTGTGATATAACAGCTGGTGACGGCACCACAAGCCTAACAGTCGCAGTCACAGCGACAGGAGATTAATATGTCCGACCTCACACCGCTTAAAAAACTAATTAAGAAAAAAACACAAGAATTAAGATTTTATGAAGAAGCCGGTCATTCTATTGACCAGATTGCTTCTTTAGAAAACGCTAAGATGGAAGCTCAAAACCGCGTTACCGCCTTACAGGAAGAGGAAGTTGAGCTTAAGGCGGCAAAAGAAAAATCTCTTAAGGTTATTAAAGATCGTTCTGCTGAATATCAAGATATACACGATAAAGCGACAGATAAAATTAAAAGCGAGTGGGAGGCCCATAAATCCAATATGGAGAAAAGCACGGCGGATCTTAGAGCGAAGGCTATAACTTCGATTGATAAAGATTTATCAACTAAGAAGAAATATCTTGAGGATATGAACGAAGAAATCGCTAAAGCTAAAATAACTCACCGAGAATCTATAGCTGAAGCTGCAGAAGCCACCGCCGCCAATGTAAAAATTCAGGCACAGCTTAATAAATCCAGAAACGCTATGCAGAAATTACTTTCTGCTTAAACGCTACAGAGGGTTAATCGCTAATGTTCTACATTTATATATATATGCTGGCTAGTGCGTTCCACGGGGTAGCTCTTTTTTATGGTTTACGGACGTTATCTGTGGGTCAAGAATTATTTATGAACTCGAATCCTCTACATTTCTTTAAATCACATATTGAACAGACTTTCTGGACTGTTTGTGTGGGCAGTTTATCAAACTTCTGTTTTTTGCTAGTTTTGGTTTTGTACGTATTTAGGTATCATGGCGATGCAACTGGAGAATTAGAACCTATCTTTCTTACGGCGCACGTAACGGGTGCGTTCTCTACGATTATCTGGCACAAAATAGCTCTTGCCCGTATAATAAAAGAGAAGGGT